ATGGGCACTATCACTGCGCGCAAGCGCGCCGACGGCACTACTTCTTACACCGCGCAGATCCGCATCAAGCGGGATGGCAAGGTGATCCACAGCGAGGCGCAAACGTTCAGCCGCAGGGCTTTGGCCGATGAATGGAAGCGTCGCCGGGAGTCGGAACTGGAGGCAGTGCGTGCCAGCGGGCGGCCTCTAGCCAAGGGGGTGACGCTGGAAACGTTGATCGCGGATTATGTCAGCGCGGCTGAAAACGTGACCGCGTGGGGGCGTAGTAAGACAGCGGATATCAACCGGCTCAAGCGCTCGGGCTTGGCTGCCAAAGACGCCACCAAGCTGACAGCGCTGGATTTTATGGAGCATGCACGGTTGCGACGCTCGGTGGACGGTGCGGGCCCGGCCACGGTGTTGAATGATCTGGTGTGGCTGCGCCAGGTGTTGATGCAGGCGGCCATTGGGAGAGATCTGCCTGCGCCGCTGGTGGCGCTCGACCGCGCGCGTGAGGAGCTGCTGCGGGTGCGTGTGGTAGCCAAGGCGAAACAGCGATCGCGCAGGTTGCTGGCCGATGAGGAGGCCAAGCTGCTTGCGCACTTTGAGAGCAGGGACGCCCGGGCTGATATCCCTATGGCCGACATCGTGCGCTTTGCGCTGTCCAGCACACGCAGGCAGGATGAGATTTGCCGGCTACGCTGGGCGGACGTGGACGATAAAAACGGTGTGGCCTGGCTGGATGATGTGAAGCACCCGCGGCATAAGAAGGGAAACCGGCGCAAGTTTCGCCTTTTGAAGTCAGCGCTGGAGATTATTCAACGCCAGTCCAAGGTGAAGGGTGAGGGCGCTGACCTGGTGTTCCCTTTCAATGCCCGCTCAGTAAGTGCAGCGTTTACCAGATCATGCAAGCTGCTGGGGATTGAGGGCCTGCATTTTCACGATCTTCGTCATGAAGCCACTAGCCGACTATTCGAACGTGGTTACTCTATTCAGGAAGTGGCCCAGTTTACGCTTCATGAAAGTTGGGCTACTCTAAAAAGGTATACGCATTTGCAGCCTGAGAATGTGCCTGAAAGATAAGGAGATAATTATTATGCATGTGAATTTCATAATTAATATTCGCCTTTGTTTGCTAGTTGGCACCTCAATTTTATTGGCTTTGTATGCTCTATTTTCTGCATTTCCATTGCCAAGCAAATATTATCCCAGCTCATCATCCGATCTGGCATCTTGGTTTCAGTTTATTGGAGGGTTAGCGGCCGTTGGTGTAGCAATATATTTTTCAAGTCACCAGCAGAGAGTAAAACAACGTGAAGATGAACATGTGGCGTATGTGACTGCGATAAATTTGCTGTCAAATATAACCATTAATACCATTCAACTAAAAAGAACATATCTGCTGCTAAATTCGAGCATGGAAAGCACTAAGTACCGTGCTGTTGCGGAAGAATGGGAGGCTGAATTGGGTAAAATTATTCCCCCTTCCGAGTCGCAATTTCTTAATATAGCGCGTTCAGCATCATCTGGTGGAGTTTTGCTTGCGGAAGCTTGGGGGGAGATTGATTATCTTAAGCGTTGTGTTGGCCTATGGACAAACGTTGATTTGCCTAAACTTATTGGTCAACGTAATTATTCTCTTGTGCAAGTGGCACACCAAGAGTATACATCGCAATTTACTAGTATTTGTCGCGATATATTGGTTGCCCATGAAAAGGCTGAAATTGCAATAAAGAATTATTGCTATAAGCATCCAATGGGTCGATTTAGTAATGGCTCAACTGCTAATTGATTGGTTGTTTATTTTATCCCATTCTTTCTTTGCCTTTAGTTTTGTTTCATCAACATATTCTGCAAGCTTCGCTGCATCGACTAGCCAAGGGCTTTTTTGCGATCCAAGACGATATGCAGGTATAGGTAGTCTTTGACGGCAGGCATACTCTTCCGCTTTTTTTGGAGACAATCCAAATAAATTGGCGCATCTATCAACGGGAATCTGGGCTGTGCCGTATTCAGCCATTAGTGCGAAAAAAGTATTCATCTTTTTGGCTCAGCGCTCAGCGCAAACACATAATTTCCATGGCTGTCGATGCCGTTTGGCCGCAGCGCGCCGGTGCTGGCCAGCTTGCGGGCCTCGGCCTGGTCGATGGAGATATCGCGGCTGTTCTGCACGATGAAAAACCGGTTGGTGCGCGGGCTGCATTTCAGGGCGCCGCCGGCGCGCAGGGTGGGGATGATGGGGGTGGTGGCCATGGTCAGGTGCCTTCTGCCAGTGCGGCGGTGATGCGGTCGGCTTCGACCCAGGACAGCACCTGCTGGTGAATGGCGCGGTTCACCTGGTCGGCCGCGGCGGCGCTGGCTTCGCCTGGGGGCGACTCGCGCCAGTCGTTGATGGCCGACCAGATGGCTTCCCAGGGGGTGCGTTGGGTGGGCTGGGCGTCGGTGCCTTTGCGGGTCAGCTGGCCCCATTCCTTGGCGGCCACCACGTCCAGCTCGGTCAGCCGGTCGTAGGGGCCCATGCCCAGCGCCAGGCGGATGGGCTGGCCCACGGGGCTGCTGGCGCCCTGGTGGTGCCACAGCACCCAGAGCAGGGCGGCGCGGGTGGTGTCAGCTGCCATGGGTGTTGCCCTCCTTCCTTGTTACCGCGTACAGCGCCTCGCCGGCGGCTTTGACGTGCTCGGTCACACCATCCGGCAAGCGAATAAGGCGTGTTTGCTTTGGGCTGCCAGACTGGAATGCAGACAGCATTCCGATGAAGGCTTCCGCGCTCTCTGCCGCGATGGGCGCCACGCAGAATTGCCCGTCGATCTTCACGAAGACGCTGATGCCTTCCACTTTGTCCAGTGTGGTCATGGCGTTTCTCTCTTCGCGGCCAGGGCTGCGCGGATCAAGCGGGCGCACTCGCTGCGCTTGAGCGGGGGATGGATGTTTGCCATCTCGACCATGGCTGCGTCGATCATGGCAATTTCATCCTCCTGCACCCCGCTGTCCGCCGACCGGGCTTCGATGGCGGCTCGCAGTTCTTGCACCAGTGCCGCCGCAATGTGGGCTTGCGGGATGCCGCGTTGCTTGCCCTCGAAAGCATCCAACACAGAGAAGATATCGGGCGCTGGCTGGCTGTCCGCCTGGGCGGCTGGGGTGGGCGCGGCGGCGAGCAGGTTGTTCAACTCCTGAGCCAGCGTCTCCATGTTGTTGTGCATGTGCCGAGGCCCCATGCGTGTCGCTGTATCCGCGAACTGCGCCAGGCGCTGGATCTCGTCCAGCAGTCTCCGCCCCACAATTGCGCCAGCGGCTGGTGCCGTGGGGCGCGTCTCGGGAAACCGCTCGTGCAACCCGGCAAGTTCGGATTTCAATTGATCGCAGACTGCGCGCACCTCGGTTACCCCGGCTGGTGCCGCCTGTGCCGTGGGGCGGAGCAGTTCCTTGCAGGAAAGCACAGCGCGGGTCACGGTATTGATGTGCTGAGAGAGGTTCGCGGCCATGGCCTCTTGGCCCTCTGCCCGGCAACCAAGGAAGACCAGAGCCTCGCGCAACCGCTCGACGTTCACGCCGTCGATGTACCGGTCCGCCGCCCCGGCTGGTGCTTGCCCATGGGATGCGGCGCGGAGGGTTTGCGTGACGACGTTGGCAAACGGATCAAACCAGTGGGTCAAGAATTCGATCTTCCGATCTGACTCGTCGAAAACACACCAGTCTTGACCTGACTTGATAGGGGCGGCGAACCAAACATGGGACATACGGCCCATCCGGTCTCGGGCACCGATGTTGTTGGTTGCCAAGACGCGATCGGCCGTTTTTACTTTCTTGTCGTCAATGGCCGCACTAAGTGGCGGTTTTTTGTCCTTGAAGGAAAACCACTGACCTTGCGACAAAGATATCGTTGACACGACAGCGGGGGCGTGTTCGGTTTTTGCGGGTGCTGCATCAATCATTGCGACCCAGTGGTCGTACGGGCCTTGCATGACGGTCGCGCCTTCGCCGAAGTTCCTCAGAGAGTACTCTCGGTCGCCCAGCTCGGCGGCTTGCAACATCGCATCTGTGGGCTCTATCGGCACCAGCTTCCACCCGGCCTGCGCCACTGGTGCTGGTTGAGCGGCGCTGTAGCCAAGTTGGATCAGTCGGCACTCTTCATCGCTGGGTTTGCCGGTCTTCAGCAGGTCGCAGACTTGCTCGTAGCTGAGTGCGGGCTGGGCGTGTTCGCCTTGGGCGGGGGATGTGGTCATGAAATCCTCACTGGATGGGCCGCAGCGTTGCTGGCGTGCGCGGCATGTTTTTGCGGATGAATGCAGCTGTCCCCTCGAGGCGGTCGGCGGCTGGCTCGGAGCCCTCGGCCTGTGCCATCACAACCCCTGCCACGCTGCAGAGCTTCATGAGGTAGTTGCCTATGTTCTCGGGGGATTGCATGCGGCAGGCCGTCAGGTAGTCGCCGACAGCCTTCTTTGCCAGGTCCTCGGCCTCGGCTGGGGTCGCTGGGGTTTTCATGCCGCCACCCCGTAAATCAACGCCTCGTGCCCAAAGTTCGCCCGCACCAGCGCCTCGGCCATCGGTGGGCAGACGCTGTTGCCGCACATGCGGACCTGGGCGGTTGCCGTCAGGGGGATGCGGGGCACCTCCAGCGGGTGGGCGGCCTGCTTGCCGTCTTTGAACAGCAGCGCCGGGTCGGGGATTTCGTGGATCACGTAGTCCTCGGGGAAGCCTTGGGCGCGGAATAGTTCGCGTGGCTTGAGCATGCGCAGGGTGATGTCGACCAGCGCCCACCAGCTGCCGACGTGCCACATCAGCACCAGCTCGGCGGGCTCGGGGAAGTGTTCGGGCAGGTGGGTGTGCAGCAGCTCGGCGCACTGCCGGGCGCGGGCGCGCTGCTCTGGCGCCAGGCAGTCGGCATGCACCTGCACGGCCTGCACCAGACCCATGCGGCCCTTGGTGGGCAGGGTGTGCATGGGCTCGCCCAGGCCCTGCCACTGGCCGCCGCTGCTGTAGTACTTCACTGCGTAGGCGGTGATCAGGCGCTGGTTGCTGCCCGCGGCAGTGATGGTGGACACCGGTGCGTCAGCCGCGCGGCCGTCACCGTCGTAGAAGCCGCCGTTGGCTTGCTCGAGGCAGGCCGTTACCAGGGCGCTGGGGGTGCTGCTGGCTGTGACTGAGTTGAGTGGCGTCTCAATTGAACGTACACCGCTGCTCCACCGTTTGGCGCCGGTGCTGCAGCTTTCGCCGTGGCCCATGTCCACCAGGGTGGCGGCCACCACGGCTTGCTCGCCGCGGTGCGCGCCGGTGACGGTGCGCAGTGGTTCGGCCGGGCTGTGGCCGCTGCGCTCACCGTGGTGGGTTAGGTGCGTCAGATGCACGGCCGCCACGCCTTGCTTTACGCCACCGGCCACCGCGGTGCCCAGCGGGCCGCGTATGTCTTGGGTGCGGGCCTCCTGGCCGGGGCGCTCGCCGTAGCCGATGGTAACCAGGTGCGCGCCAGCCATGGCAAACGCGCCGCCCCCGGCGTGTAGGGTGCCCATCGGGTTGCTCAGGTCTGCGGTGCGTGATTCGCCTTCGCGACGTTGGCCGTGGGCCACTGGTATTAACGATGCGGCGGTGAGCGCGTGGTGCGTGCCGCTGGCGGCCACGGTGGAAAGCGGGCCCTGCACGTCGTGGCCGCCCAGGTGGGCCTCGGTAGTGCCGCGCAGCGGGGTGATGGTGGGCGCCACCAGCGAGAAGTGACCGCCCTTGACCTGGGCGCACTGCGTGCGCAGCGGCTCGGTAGCTGCCATGGTGCGCTGGTTGCTGGCGTTGGCGTGCTCGGTGAGGTAGGGCGTCAGCGCCGCGGTGGCAACGGCATGGTGTCCGCCAGTCGTCACCGTCGGCAGCGGACCCGACACAGGTGCGCCAGGGTGCCCGGTGGTGTTGGTCACTACCGTGGCGGCGCCGGTGCTCACGATGAATGGGTTGGCGCTGGTCAGCACGTGCCGCCACAGGCCCTTCGCCACTCGGCGCTGAGTGTTGGTGGCCAGGGCCTTCTTGCGGTCAAAGATGCTGGCGGCGTCCAGGCTGAAGTCGATGCACTCGGCCGCCGTGCGGTAGGGCGCCAGCTTGCCGGCCAGCACCTGTTTATTGTCCGGCGCGCCGTGGGTGGTTGCCGGGCGGGCGACGGTAGGGCGCCCATCGCGGCGGCCCACCATGAAGAACCGCTTGCGGATGGTGGGGGTGTTGTAGTCGCAGGCTTTGAGCTCGGCGCACTCCACGGTGTAGTGCAGGCCGTCGAGCGCCATGGAGAACTCGGCCTCGCTGAATGCCAGTGGGCCAGTGCACAGGGCTTCACGAGCGTCGGCAATCGATTCGTTCCCTTCGCGCTCGTCCAGGGGCACGCCAGTGGTGAGCATCTGCCGAAACAGGCGGAAGGTCTGGCCTTTCTTTGCCGGGTCGGGGTAGTCGTCGCCTTTCTCGTCCTGCATGAGGGGGCCCCAGGTCTGAAACTCTTCCACGTTCTCCAGCATGAAGCCGCGGGGTTTGGTGCGTACCACCCAGCGCACGCCGATCCAGGCCAGGCCGCGGATGTTCTTAGCCACCGGCGTGCCGCCTTTGGCCTTGCTGAAGTGCTTGCAGTCGGGCGACAACCACACCAGCCCCACAGGCTGGTTGCGCGTGACCTTGATGGGGTCCACATCCCACACCGATTCGCACAGGTGCAGCGTGTGCGGGTGGTTGATGGCGTGCATCGCCAGCGCCTCGGGGTCGTGGTTGATCGCGATGTCCACGGGACGGCCAAAGGCGCGCTCGAGCCCGGTGCTGGTGCCGCCACCGCCGGCGAAGTTGTCGATGATGAGTTCGCCGGGGAAAGCGAGGGGGAGGGTGAAGGCGTCGCGTTTCATGCGTGTTCCAGGCAAGGTTGTGCGAAAAGCGAGCCCTGCGCGATGGACTGTTCAACCCGTCGGCAGGCGATATCGAAATAGGCGGGTTCGCGCTCGATGCCGATGAACTGGAAGCCTTCGGGCAATGCTGCTTTGCCGGTGCTGCCGCTCCCCATGAAGGGGTCCAGCACAACACCGCCGGCGGGTGTCACCAGGCGCACGAGATAGGCCATCAGCGTGGTGGGCTTGACGGTGGGGTGGTGGTTGCCGTTGCGCGCTGCCGAGTAGGCGCGCTCGCGGTCGCCCATCGTGGCGTCTGTTCTGACCGCAGGCGCCGCGAAGCTCTCGAGCCCTTCGTTGCGGTCCTCGCGGCTGGCTTTGGCGCAATAGAAGAATCGGGCGGCGCTGGTGGTGGCGTCGCGGCGCATGCCGGGCTTCATCTTGAATCCGACTGCTCCGCCGTTAGCGCTGGCTGCGCTGGGTTCCTCTCCACGGCCTCGCTGCATGGCGCCGTAAACGTTTTGGTTGTCGCGCGGCGTGGTGCTGGTACTGGCTGCGACCAGTTGGCCTGGCGCGGCCGGAAACGCTTCGAGTACTTCGTCGCTGCCGTCATGCACGAGGTTGGCCGGCCATCGGCCCACGTACTCCTGCGCATCGCCCTGCGTGCCGCGCCGTGCGGCGGCCGTGCCCGGCGCGCCCAGGGCGTTGTTACTGCATGCCGCAAAGGACGTGAAGGCCGCTGTACGCGCCTCATCGCCCACTCGGCAGGCGGCTATGTTCAGGGCGCCGGTACCGTAGGCGCCCCAGTTCTCGGCCACGGTGCCATTCAAGGGCTTGCGCGCCAGGGTGATCGGTTCAAGCGCGGGTTTGAGGGCTGTGCCACCCCAGTCACCGTTGTGGGACTTGGGGAAGCCCGATCCGTACACCCAGGCGATCATGTCGCGGATTTCAAAACCGGCATCCTCGATGCGCACGGCCATGCGGTGCTGCGTGCGGGTGCCAGCAAACGCCAGCAGATGGCCGCCTGGCTTGAGCACGCGCAGGCACTCAGCCCACACGTCGACACTCGGAACGTCGTAGTCCCATCGCTTGCCCATGAAGCTGAGGCCGTACGGTGGATCGCACACCACGCTGTCGACAGTGTTGTCGGGCAAACCCTTCAACACATCCAGGCAATCACCCAGGTGCAGGGTTGCGTTTCCGATATGCGCGACCCGGCTCATGCTGCGCAAGCCTCCAGCGCCTGCACGGACGCGCCTGAGACGGGCCGCAGCGCCTGCTCCACGCTCGCCGTGCCCAGGTGGCCGCGCTGCAGCATGCGGTCCAGCTCCAGCGCGCCGGCGGCCAGGCTGTATTCGTGGAGCTGGGGCAGCAGGCGCTCGATGGCGGCCAGGCCGCTGGTGATGGACGCGCGCTGCTGCTCCAACGCGCTGGGGGTGGCGGCCACGTCTGCCAGGGCGTTGGCGGTGCCCAGCAGGATGCGCGCCTCTGGCGTGTCTCCCAGGCCGTGCAGGCCTGCGGCGTGCGCCACGGTGTACACCAGCCGGCCCATGGCGTCGGCCACCAGGGTGGCGTCGTTGCCGATGTAGGCCTGCAGGCCCGCGCGGGTGCGCAGCTGGCGCACTTCGTCCATGATGCGGGCGCGCACCAGGGCCTGGGCGATGCGGTTGTGCAGGATGTCGCTGTCGGCGTGTGCCCCGTTGCCGTAGCGCTGGCCGCGCTTGAACAGGGCTTCTCGTTTTTGCTGGCGGTTCATGGCTGGGTGACCTTTTCAATGCGTCCATCGGGGAAGTGCAGGCGGTTGCCCACGCGGCTGGGCAAGGCGAAGGCGGCAAAGCGTCCATCGGTCAGGCCGGGGTTGCGCTGCAGCTCGGGGCAGGTGTAGGAGCCGCCGCGCAGCATCTGGCTGCGCTCGCGCGCCTCGCGGGCGATGCGGGCCTGGTTGGCGCGTTCGCGGGCGGCGTTGGCGGCCAGGGTGGCGGCGCGTTTTTCGGCACTGGTCTGGTGGCGGGCTTCGTAGCTGCCGGGCTCTGGTGTGGGCAGTGTCATGCTGTCGCTCCCGGCATCTGTTGGCACTGGGCCGTCAGCAGCTCGTACCGCTGCAGGAAGGTGTCCCGGTGGTGCTTCCACGTCATGGCCTCGCGCACCGGGGTGTTGAGGCTGACTGCTTCAAGTGCAGGCACTTCGCGGCCCGGCCTGTCGATCACGTCCCAGAGCAGGTTTCGCGCAGCCTTGAAGGGCATCAGGTCGCGGCGTTCGGTGGCCAGGGCTGTCAGGTCGGCATGCTTGACCAGGTGGCGATAAGCCGTGTGCGCGGTCTGCAGGTGGTAGTGCTGGCGCACCAGCTTCGCCAGGGGGTTCTCGAACATGATCCAGGCGAGGTTGAGCACCCATTTCACGGGGCTGGCCGCGTCGCCTGTCATGCATTCGTGAGCGTCGTGCATCAGGCCCAGGCGCTGCACATGACAGTTGTGGCCCTGCGCGTCGAGGATGTCGGCTACCAGAATGCTGTGCTCTGCAACGCTGTAGGGGCGGGCGGCATGGCCCGTGAATCGGTTGATTTGCGCCAGGCTGTGGGCAATGACCTCAATGCGCGGGGCCTTGTTCTGCACAAGCAGCTGCAGGCCGTTGATGTGCTGGTCGGTGCCGTCGGCGGTGAGGATCCAGTGGGAGGGGGTCATGGTCAGAACAGGCTCAGGGTTTGGCCGGTGGCGACAGGGTGGGCCTGGTGCCGCGCTTTGAATTCAGCTTGCGTTTCGAAGATCTGGCGGCCGTGCTGGTCGCGCGCTGCAGTACCGTCAGGAAGACGCACCGCGACGTCCCAGGTCGAGAAGGGGTAGCCCATGGCGTCGCGCTTGCCAGCTGCGTCCATGGCATCGCTCCATGCGACCAGTTCGGTGGCGGTGGTCATGTCGACGTGTCTGGGCTCAGCTGACGGCGTGGGCGGCTTCGTCCTCTGCCGCTTCGTGGCCCAAGGCTGCATAGGCCGCGCCGTCGGTGTAGTCGTCAGCGTGGAACACGCCGTTGCGCGCGCTGGCGGCGGCGCGGGTGAGCTTCAGCGTCTGCATGAAGGCCCAGCCCTGGCGGGTGGTGAGGCTGGTGTCCTCGATGGCGTTGAACGCGGCGACGGTGGCGGCCATGCTGCGCTCCTGCGGGGTGACGGCGATGCCCTGCGTGCCGTCGCGCTGGTGGCCGCGGTGGTTGATGATTTCGGCGGCATCGCGCAGCACCTCTTGCGCCAGCTTGGGGCCGGTGCGGATGGATGCGACGTTGGACGCGGCTGCGACAGGCGCAGCGTGGCCGGGCAGGGCTTTGGCAATGGTGGTGCCGCGTGCTGCGGGCTTGGTGGCGGCGCGGCTGCGCTTGCTGGATGTGGACATGGTGGTTGCTTTCGCTGGGTTGTGTGGCTGGGCCACGGGTTGGGGTGGGTGGTGGCGGTCAGGCATGCGTTTCAGCCGCGGCACGCTCTGCTGGGGTGCGCTTGGGCATGTACTGCAGGCTGACGGCGGTGGCGCGCAGCTCGGGGCGTGGCGGGTGGGTGGCGCCGGTGTGCTGGTACACGCGGGTCAGGCGTGCATCGACAATGGCGCCGGGCTGCATGTCATTGGCGTGGGCCTTCCAAAACGCTTGCGCTTCGGGGCCTTCCCACCGCACGCGGTACACCTGTTTCATGTGCGTGCCCAGGCTGTCGATGAGCTGCAGGGTGAGCTGAAATGCGCCGTCCTCAGCCTTCGAGACTTCGGCTCGGGCTTTGCTCATGAACAGGGTGCCGGTGTGCTGCATGGTGGGCTCCTACCTGGGGTGGCGGGTCAGTCGTATTGAGCAGATGCGGCGCTGCGCACGTCGTCGTCATCCATGTCGATGTCGACCTTGGTGCGGCCGACATACATCGCCATGAGGGTGGTGTCGAATTCCCCGATGACGTCGGGGCGGCTGGCGGGGGTGACGTCTTTGCCGTCCATGCGAAGCGCGTACACGGCCCCGTAGTCGTTGACCGCAATGCGGTGCTGTGCCTGGTACTTGACGTCTTCGCGATCGCGCGTCTGGCTGTAGGGCCGTTTGTTCGGGTTCTCGTCGCTGTCGAGGTAAAGCCATCCACCCGTGCCATAGGTGGAGGGTTCCCAGTACGCGTAGAAGGCCTCGTGCGCTTCTTTGCTGAAGGCGTCGCGTGCAATCTTCAGCAGTTCTGAAATCTTGACTACAGCGGGCACGGAGGGCATGGCACTTTGCATGACCTTCGCCATGGCCGCGGCCACTGTTTCTTCGTTGGCGCCGCGCACGTGACTTGTGATGGCCTCGTTCAGTACGTGCTGAAACTTGGCGATATCGGAGGTGCGCAATCCGTGGGGCATTGCTTGTGCCAGCTGCACCTCCAGCTCCTTGCGGAACTCGCTGCGGTAGCCGGTGGCGCTGTCGATGGCTGACCTCAATGCATCGGCAATGGCTTTGTCGACCAGTGGCTGCAGGCGATCGGCTGCGCAGGCCTGGGCAATGATTCCGGGGAGATCCAGCTCAATATTGATGTTCATGGTTTTCTCGGTGGTATGAAATTGATAGCTGCTACCGCTTGCCCATCAAACGCTAGCGCCCATGTAGGCCGCCAGCAGGATGACGCACGTGAACAGCGCCAACACCAGCGCATAGCCGATCAGCTCCATGGCGGTGGGCGGGTCTTCGTCGGGCAGTTCGCAGGCCTGCGGGGTGGGACAGGCGGTGCGGCAGCGGCGGCACTCTTGGCAGCTGCACAGGTGCGGGCCGCGTGCGCGGGCGCGGCGCTCGGTGGTGGGGGTGTGGCTGGCGGTGTTCATCGCAGCCAGCCCGCCAAAACGGCCAGGGCCAGGCCCAGGACTGCGCCGATGACCATGCCGTTGCTCAGGCCCGCGCGGAACGCGGCGGCGGCTTCGTCGGCCACGCTAGGCAGCGGGGTGGGGGTGCGCATGCGCGGGCCGGTCATGGCAGCCTCCGCGCGCTGGTGGCGGGCAGGCCCAGGGCCAGGGCCTGGGCGATCGCGTCGCAGCCGCCGGTGGCCCAGATGCGGTGCGTGGTGGTGCCCACGCGCACGCCGTAGAGGTTGACGGCGCGGATCATGCTGGCGTTCGCACTTGGCGCAACAGGGCGTTGAAGTAGATCGCGCAGCGCTCGCCGTGCTCTGCCACCTCGGCTGCGCGGCACTCTTCGGCTGTCATGAAGTCGCTGGGGTCGTTGCGGTATTGCTGCTCCCAAGCGGTGAAGGCGGCGGCAAAGTCCTGCAACGTTGCGGGCGCACTATCCTGCGAAGCATTGCAACTGCAAAGGAGCCCGCCATGGGTGGTGTCAACTGTCTTCCCGACCCCTTCACCTTGTCCGATCGCTCGAACCCCAGCATCAAGCACGATGTGGAGCTTCTCGAAAAGAGCGGCGAGCTTTTCCTGCGTGTCTGGATTGGCGGTGTTCAGGCCGATATGGCTGTGGAGTGCCTCCTCACCAAGGCTCAGGCGGAACAGTTCGCGCGCGGCGCGGAGAAGCTGGCGACCCGACTGGATTTCTAGTGCCTGCGGGTGTTGGCGGTCTGCCAGCAGCGTGAGGCCGGTGTTGATGTAGCCCGCGCCATCGGGGCTGGGTGCGCGGTGGGTGAGCTTGCGGACCAGTGCGTGCGGTCCGTCCATGTCGATGGCGTCGACCAGCTCGCGGTCAGCGTCCGTCTCTGCCGTCAGGGTGAATTGTTGGCCCCGCTCGGCGTCGGGGTGGGTGGTGATCTGCATCGTTCCTCCAAGGCGCCGGGGTGGCGCGTGGAGGTAATTTACCTGCAGGTATATGTACGTGTCAATACCTGTGGGTATATGATTTGAACGGTGTGGCATTTACACTGCCACCACAACAGTTGAGGGGTGCTGCTATGTCGAGGGTGATTGACGTGGTGTTGGTGATAGCCCTTGCAGCGGCTGCATCGTCGGCCGCTGGACAGGTGCAATGTCGAATGCCAAATGGGGTTGTGATCACCCAGCAGCTTGGCGGCTGCCCGCGAGATGCGGTGCAAATTACGCCCGGCGGAGCAGCTACAGCGCAGGCCGTGACGGCAGCGCCGCCGCCAAGTCAGCAGCCTGTGGCGGCGCCTGTGGTTTCGGATGGGGCCGCAAAGGTGCCTGTTTCAGGCGCAAGCAATGACGGGCTTTCCATGCTGGCATGGATGCTCATCGTAGGCATCGGAACAGGCCTAGTTTTTGCAATCAAGGGCTCTGGTGGCACATCAGGCCCGGCTCGGTTCTGTACCACCTGTGGCCATGAAGGGGCGGCTAAAACGAAGACGCGCGGTTCTACGGCCGTGGAGCTTGTCCTCTGGCTGTGCTTGTTCTTGCCAGGTCTGATTTACTCGGTCTGGCGGCTTGCAAACAAGTACAAGACTTGCTCGCAATGTGGCGGCACCGCGCTTGTGCCCCCGAGCTCGCCAATTGCCGTGGCTACGAAGAAACGCTTGTCGGAATAGTTCTTTAGTCGCGAGGGCGACGCACGAACGGCAGCACGTTGCTGTGCCGCTTAAGCGGCGGAACTTTTCTGTTTGTTCATCTCGTTTTCCCATCGGGTGACCAGCACGTCGAGATGCTTGTCAATTTCCGAAAGGGCAGGAGGCATGCCTCGTGCGCCAAAGTGTTGGCGAAGGCGACTCATCCGTTGATAGGTCACGATGGTGAATGGCCAGTCCACGGGCTCCCGTTTGCGTTGCGCGTCTTCGAGATTTGCTTCGGCGGTTAAGGTCGTTCTGCCTGGTGGGCTGCCAGATGCGTAAGGCGAAGTGTTTTTTCCCGCACCGGGTAGATCTGTGCCCAGCGGGGCGTCGAACCACCCCGGGGACAAGTCAAACGCCATCCCGATCTTGCGCATGGTGAGCGCGCCCAGATTCTTCCGACCAGGCTTATCCAGTGGATACAGCAGCCGCGAAAGATAGTCGGCAGTGACGTCGGCACGCTCCGCAAAGGCTGCCTGTGTCAGACCAGTGCTGGCGAGTAGTTCCTGCAGGCGAAGGCGCCAGTGTTCCGTAAAGCTCATTGAGCGCCGATTCTGCAAGTCAGATACCGCTGGGTAAATGTGCTGTAGGTATTGCTTTGTATGTTTACCTGCAGGTATAGTGCGGTGTCATGAAGCCCCTTCTGGATTACCTCAACAGCCTGCCCGTGGCTGAGCAAGCCACGTTTGCCCAGCGCTGCGGCACCACCGTGGGATACCTGCGCAAGGCAGTGTCTGTTGGTCAGCGTCTGAAAGCAGAGGTCTGTATCAACATCGAGCGCGAGTCCGCTGGACGTGTGATGTGTGAATTCTTGCGGCCAGAGGTCGATTGGCGGTATCTGCGCGAGACTGGAAAAGATGGGGCGCAATGTGCGCAAGCGCCAGCAGCTATCAATTCCGAAGCTATGGAGGTGATTTGATGTTGCGCTTAGTGAGCTTGACCACCGCTGTCGCTGAGGAGGTCGGAATTCCCATCCAGATTGGCATTGAACCAGTCCTTCAGCAGCAGCGCGTTGGTCATGGGGAGGTTGAACGCCAGCCACCCGAAGCCGCTGCTGCGCGCCCAGACTCGCACCCGACCATCGCGCAGCCTGATTGCCATCATCGAGGGGTCGTCTTCCATGGTGATGATGGTGTCCAAAGTTGAGGGGTCTCCCATTCCCGGGCGCGTCTGCGAGACCGCGGGCAGTTTCTTTGATCGCACCTCGGCAAGGGCAGAGATCAATTTGTCGAGTGCGTCCGCATCCATTTCCTCGGCGATGGACAACATTGCGTTGAGCGCTTGTTCTTCGGTCATGTCCGCCCTCCTTGGCGTTGGTTGTGTAGGAGCACCCATCGTATGCCAAGGGCGGGCGGGCGCCCGTCATTGCGCTACCTGCGCGGTGAGTGCGCCCAGCGCAGCCACCGTGCCTGCCGGCACGCAGCACGTCGCCACCATGCGGCCTATGGCCGTTTCCATCCAGCGCCCAAAGGCGTCTGCGTCCATGGCGCCCTGTGCGTCCAGCACGAACACCAGGTTTTGCACCAGCAGCTCCAGCGCGGCGACGCGTTGGGGCAGGGCGGTGCTGTCTTCATTTGTGGCCGCTTCAGCGCGGCTGGGGGTGTGATTTGTCATGAGGGCTACTGTCTCAATTCCGAACCACCTTGCCTATGTCGGCGGCGAGGCCGTGCCCGACAGACCCCCGGCGGGGCAGGACATCGTGGATGTGATCTATCACACGGTGCACGGCTACACCGAGGGCACGGCGGTGCTGGCTGTGCACATGGGCATTCCGCTGGAGACGTTGCGCCAGAAGGCGAACAAGAACAACACGCAGCACGTGTTTCACCCGCGCCAATTGCTGGACCTGATGTACTTCACGGGCAATGTGGCGGTGCTGCATGCCATGGCAGAGCACCTGGGCTATGTGGTGAACAGGGCCACGCCGGACCAGTCGGACGGCGATGTGATCGAGGCCTTCATGCGTGTGCAGACGGACTTTGCCGGGCTGGTGCGCGCTGTAGGTGAGCCGTTGGCGCGTGTGCAGGCTGAGCCCACCAGGCAGGTGACGGCCAATGAAATGCGCCGGGCCGAGTATCAGGCGCAGGAGGTGCACGCCAGTGTGGGATTTCTGCTGGCTTCTCTGCGTGGCGCGATGCGCCAGGCCCCTGACGAAGGGGGCGCGCCGTGAGTGGGGTTGATCTGAGTTTGGTGATTCGGAACCAAGAGTTGGCAGTCGAATTGCTTGGCAAGTTGTCAGGCAGGCAGGCCCGAACGGCCTATGCGTTAGCCATGAATGACACCGGCTTTCAAGGTCGGCGTGCAATGCAGCGTGAGCTGACGGATGAGTTTGACCGGGTGACGCCGTTTGTGCGCAGCAGTCCAAAGGTGTTCACTGCAACGGCCGATGACCTCAGTGTGTCGATTGCGCCGACGCTGCACACCAAGCGCCTGGGCACGACGGGCGGCAAGGTGGGTGTCGACCCGCAGGATGTGCTGCAGGCCCAAGAGTTTGGGGGGCGACGCATGGACAAGCGCAGCGAGGTCGCGCTGCGGCGCGCGGGTATCTTGCCGAACGGATTTCAGACAGCGCTGCCCGAAAACCCATACCCCGGCAGTGATGACGGGCGAGGCAACATCCGTGGGGCGTTCGTCGCACAGTTAATCAGCTATCTGCAGGCCAGCTCGGAGCAGGGCTACCGGGCCAACATGACGGATAAGCGTCGCAAGCAGATTCACAAGGGCACGGCCAAGACGACCGGGCGCCGCTATTTTGTGAGCTACGGGCGTCTTCGAGGGCATCACCTCGCTATGGGTGTATGGGCAGCGTCGGGCACGCACGGTAGCGATGTGCGACCGGTGCTCATGTTCGTGCGCAGGCCTATGTACAAGCCGCGGATCAGCATGGAGCGTGTGGCTCGAGGAGCTGGGCTGCAGGATTACCTGGACCGGCGTGTGCGGTTTCGTTTGCGGGAGGCTTTGGGGGTATGAGCACCGTAATCATGGGCGCCTGCTGGCCGTTGGGTGGCATGTCGCCCGCACAGAAGGCAGTACTCATTTCATTGGCCGACCAATCGAACGATGACGGGTATTGCTGGCCGTCGATCAAAACGATATCGGTCCGTACCTGCCTGTCTGAACGAGCCGTGCAGGGCGCCATTCGGTGGCTTTGCGAGGCTGGAGTGCTGCGGTCGAGTGAACGCAGCGGTACGTCTACTGTGTACCAGATCACCCCCGCAGCATATGCACCCCCGCAGGAAATGCACCCCGCAGCAAATGCACCCCAGGGTGCAGCAAATGCACCCCCACCCCCGCAGATGCTGCACCCCACCCCCGCAGCAGATGCACCCCACCCCCGCAGATCCTGCACCCAAACCATCAGTGAACCATCAATGAACCTAAAACCAAAGAAGGTACCGCGCGAGTCCGCGCAATCCTTTGAGGTGCCGGACTGGATCAACCGGCAGCACTGGGATGCGTGGCATTCGTGCCTGAAGCGAAAGAAAGCCACCGCTGAGCAAAAGCAGCTGGCGGTGGACAAGCTGGCTGCCTGGCGAGATGAGGGCGTTGACTACGCCAAGGCGCTGGAGAGTGCGGCTATCGCGGGGTGGCAAGGGTTGTTCAAGCCTGATGTGGCGGGGGGGGCGCGGCAACGCGGGGCGCCGAATCAGAACAAACACGCGGCTGCACACGCGGCGCTTTTCGAGGGGGTGATGAATGGTTGACCTTGCAACGCTCGCTGAGCAGACCGTTCGTCAAGTTGCTCAGCAACAGCAGCGCGCTGAATCGCCGCTGGTGCGCAAGCTGTTCCTTGTGATGCACGGGGCGTACGGCAACCTGTTCGTTTCCAAGTTCGCCACTGGCGAGGTCGATGGGGCGGGCAAGGACAAGGGTATACGGGCGGCCATGATGGTGTGGGATGCGGCTCTGGCTCGGTTCGAGCCTGGTGTAGTCGAGCTGGCCGCAGGCCGCATCAGGCATGCGCACCCTGACTTCCCGCCGAACCTCCCCCAGTTCGAGAAGCTGTGCGAGGCAGCCGCACCACGCAAGACCCACGCAGAGGTTGAGGGTTTGCCTCGCCTGCCTGCGCCTAGGTTCGAGCCGATCAAGGTTTCGATTGCGGCTATGGGTGACGGCGTGGACTGGGCTCGTGTGATCGTTGCGCGCGCCAAAGCCGGTGATCGCACGGTGTCTCGTGGTGCGCGTGACCATGCGATTGCAGCTCTGCACAAAGTGCCGATGAGTGTTGATCGACGTGCTGAGTGTGCAGGTCAGGTCGAAGGGGCAGGCGATGCGTAGCGCCATTGCAACGCATCGATCTGCACCAGCTCGGTGCATCGAAGGTGTTGCGACGATGCAACAAACCCCCTCCCTCAACGGGTCCTCCCGGGGAGCCTCCAGTGCGGGTAATTCGCACCGTGCTCTCGGACTGTTGCGCAACCCTCCTAAGGGGGTTAAGTGAAGATGGCTGCTGTGTTCAATGCTTCATTTTTTGTAGCGTTCGGGGGTGCCGCGTGAAGGTGATCCCTGTCCTTGAGCAGCAGATTTCACAGGCTGAGTTCGCCGCGATGGTCGGTCTGAGCGAGGCTCGCGTGTCGCAGCTGGTCGGCGACGGGGTGATCGTGCGTGGTGACACGGCGCAGGAGTGGCTGGTGGCGTACTGCGAACGTCTGCGCGACCAGGCTGCAGGCCGCGCTGGCTCGGAGGTGGGCGGCCTGGACCTGGTGCAGGAGCGGGCCGCCCTGGCGCGTGAGCAGCGTATCGGGCAGTCCATCAAGAACGGGGTGGCACGCAAGGAGTTCGGCCCTGTGGGTCTGTTGGCTGACGTGCTGGGCACGGCATCCAGTGCCGTGGTGGATCGCTTCGACCATCTGGAGGGCGTGCTGGCGAAGTCCTGCCCGGATCTGCCAGAAGAAGCGAAGACGGCCGTGTTGACGGTGATCGCCGATGCCCGCAATGAGTGGATCAAATCCACGGCGCAGCTGGTCGATGCCGCGGTCGATGAGATGCTGACCGCTGACGATGGTGAGACTGAAGACATGGAGGCCATGCAGCCATGACCACCGTGTTGCCTGCTGTCCACCCTGACACTGCCGCCGCCATCAAGGCCGCAGTGCGCATGGGCTTGGCAAGCCTGCGGGCCGAGGCGCCGCAGCGGCTGGGGGACTGGGCGCAGGAGCATTTCAAACTGGCGGGCGAGAGCAGCCACAAGAAAGGCGCCTGGGTGGCGTGGCCGTTTCAGGTCGGCATGCTGGACATGATGAGCGACGACAGGATTGAAGAACTGTCGATCATGAAGTCCAAGCGCGTGGGCTACACCAAGATGGTCACCGCTTTCATTTGCTACAACATCGCGCACCGCCGCCGCAAACAGGCACTGTGGCAGCCCACCGACGACGACCGCGACAGCTACGTCAAGAGCGAGATCGACCCGCTGCTGGACCCTATCTCGGGCGTGCCGTCCGTCCATGCCGCGCGCAAGGCAGGCAAGGGAACCAGCCAGGAAACCGTCAAGTACAAGCCGTTTCGGGATAGTGTGCTGCACCTGTTGGGTGGCAAGGCAGCGCGCGCATATCGGCGCATCACCGTGGCCGTGGTGATCCTGGATGAGTGGTCTGCATTCGACCAGTCAGTCGAAAAACGCGGCTCGCCCGACGAATTGGCGAAGGGCCGTCTCGAAGGCGCTGCGTACCCCAAGTTTGTCGGCGGATCCACCCCCGGCACGAAAGGGCTGTGCCACGTAGAACGCGGCATCGGCGACGCTGAAGGCCGGGTGCGATTTCACATCGACTGCCCACGCTGCGGCCTGGACCACCCGCTGATTTGGGGCGGCAAGAAAGTTGCGCACGGGTTCAAGTGGGATCGCGGCAACCCGGCCAGCGTGCGCCACGTCTGCCCCCATTGTCGGGAGGCCATCACCCAGGCTGACTACCTGCCCGGCGGTGTGCCCTTGTCCGGCGCCTGGGTGTGTGATCGGACCGGCAAACGCCTCGGCCCAGACCGCATCTGGCGCGACTCTGCCGGCATGCCCTGCCGTCCGCCTCGCACTCTGGGCCTGCACGTGTGGGCGGCGTACAGCCCGCAGCGCGCCTGGTCACACATCATTGAGAAGTTCGAAGGGGCGGTGAAGGCGAAGGATCTGGGCGACGTGGCCCCACTTCAGACCTTCGTCAACGAAACCCTGGGTGAAACCTGGGAGCTCGCAGGCGAGCGCACCGACGAGCACGCCCTGCAGGCCCGGGCAGAGCCCTACAAACTGTGCACCGTGCCCAAGGGTGGCCTGTACCTGACCGCTGGGGTGGACGTGCAGCGCAACCGCTGGGAAATCACCGTGTACGCCTGGGGCCGCGGTATGGAGTCCTGGGTGGTCGACGTGATCGTGATCGAGGGGAACCCCGCGGTCGATGAAGAGTGGGACGCCGTCACCCAGCAGCTGCAGCGCCGGTACAGCCAGGAATGGCACGGTGGCAGCCTGGGCATCAGCGCCACCAGCATCGACTCGTCTGACCAGACGCAGGCCGTCTACAACTGGGTGACTAAGGCGCAGCACGTGCTGCCCAACTTGCGCGCTATCAAGGGCGACGGCAACGAGTCCGTGAACATCCTCGGCGCCAGCAGCCTGCAGGAGGTGAACTGGCGCGGCAAAAAGGTTACGCGCGGGGTCAAGCTGTGGCGCGTGGGCGTCGATGCTGCCAAGGACTTGCTGCTGGGCCAACTCGCCATCCAGAACCCGGGCCCCGGGTACGTCCACTTCAGCGACGAGCTGTCCCGGGAGTTCTATGAACAGCTCACCGCCGAGCAGCGCGTGCTGGCCAAGGTCAACGGCCGCGACGCGTACCGGTGGGTAAAGCGCCGTCCCCGCAATGAGCAGCTCGATAACCGCAACTATGCAATTCATGCGGCGATGGCGCAGCGGATGCATAAGTGGACCGATATGGAGTGGAGCCGGCTGGAGGACGCGGTGCAGCCGCCCGCAGATCTATTCAGCCAGCCCGTGCAGATTGTGGTTGAGGCAGCTCCGACCGATCCAACAGCAACTGAAGATGGCTATAAAAAAGATAGCAATCCAGTGCAGCAGATGCAGGCTTCATCAACTCCGCGTGCGCCTGCTCGTAAACCTCTTTCTCGCAACTGGTAGCCCATGACCCAGCCACACCCCACCCCCAAGGAACTGCAGGCACTGCTGGCGGACCAACCCGATTTGGTGGACCGCATCTTTGAATACCTACTAGCCGAGTTCCCCCAGCTCGCTGGCGACGCTGGCCGCTTGCAGAAGGCGCAAACCGCGGTGCGCGCTGAGTTCGCTGGGGAAGAGGTCTACATCCAAAAGCGCTCCAGCCGTGACCTTGCCAGCGAGGTGCTGCGCCACTTCAACGGGCGCAATGCCTCTGAGGTGGCACGACGCCTCGGCGTCTCGCGTCGCACGGTGTATCGATACCTGAAGCAGCCTGGAAAAGAGTGACAGTTTTTCCGGGAAATGTCACACCTATCTCGGTAGCGTGCGGGAATGAGCACGCCCGAACAACAGCAGCGCCTTGCGCTCCTCAATGCCGCCATCCACTCTGGTGAGCGCACTATCACCGACGCCAAAGGCGCCTCCGTCACCTACCGCAGCCTCGATGAAATGATGGTTGCGCGGCGTGATCTGGAGGCGCAGATGGCGCCCGTAGGTACGCGGCGCCGGGCCATGGTGGCTCGCGCCACATTCACCACCCTGCGCGGAGGCTAAACACCATGGCAGGCAAGAAGCAAAAGCGGGCAGCGCCCACCTGGCTGGATCGCACCATCGGCTGGATCAGCCCGCGCGCAGGCCTGCGCAGAGCCAGTGCTCGTGAAATGCTTGGCCGAGCGTACGAAGGTGCCAGCCGCGCTGACGGATGGCGCCCTCGACGTGCTGGTGCCAGTGCACACGCCGACTATTTGGCCGACGCGCGTGAGCTGCGACACCGCGCCCGCGCACTGGCCAGCAACGTCCCGGTGATCGCCCAGGCCGTCAATGTCATGGTGTCCTGCACCATCGGTACGGGCATCGTGCCGCGGTGGGTCAACGACCTGGACGGACGCGTTGCAAAGCGCTGGAAGGACTGGGGCAAGCTGGCTGACTATGACGGCCTGCTTGACATCAACGGTCTCCAGGGCAAGGCCTGGGGAACCATGAAGGTGGATGGTGAGGTGCTGGCGCGTTTCCGCGAGCGGCGCATCGGCCCTACCGTGGTGCCGTTGCAGATCCAACTGCTGGAGATTGACTGGCTCGATGTGGAGCGCTGTGAGGTGCGCGGCACCAGCGAAGTGATCGCGGGTATTGAGTACGACAAGCGAGGGGCGCGGGTGGCCTATTGGCTTTTTGATCGCCATCCCGGGGACGTGGGCCTGCGTACTGCGCTGCGCGAAAGTCAGCGAGTTCCAGCGGACGAAATCATTCACCTTTTCAACCCAGCCCGGCCAGGCCAACAGGCTGGCATTTCGGCCTTGGCCCCAGTCATTCCCACCGTGCGCGACCTGCAGGTGTACGAAGATGCAGAGCAAGCCCGCAAGAATCTTGAAGCACGCATGGGCGCCATCGGGGAGTGGGATGAGTCGCTGCTCGATGGTGTGAAGGTTCCTGAGAATCTCAATGGCGCGGGATCTGTCCCTGCAATGCTGGACCTGGGCGAGCTTGCAGGCGGGGGCATTGTGGGTCTGCCACCGGGCATGCGCAACCCGACTTTCGTGCAGCCTACGGCCGCGCCTGGCTACGTGGACTATGTCAAGCATCGGCAAAAGATCATCGCTGCTGGCATGGGTGTGCCGTATGAGTTCGTCACCGGCGACATGAGCGAGGTGAACTTCAGCAGCTCGCGCGTTCGCACCAACCAATACAAGCGGGACGTGGAGCGTGAGCAGTGGACGCTGATGGTCCCCATGTTCTGTGATCGCATTTCTACGCGATGGCTGTCGCTTATGGACCTGGTGGGATCTCCAGCGCCGCCTGATGTCTACCCAGACTGGACCACGCCCAAATGGGCCAGCGTGAACCCCGTGCAGGACGTGGCTGCCGACCTCTCCGAGATAAAGGGGGGTCTTTCGTCCATCAGCGAAAAGATTCGCCAGCGCGGATACGACCCTGAACTGGTCCACGCTGAACTTAAAAGCGATCTTGAGCGATTGAAAAACGATGGCACCCTGCCCCTGCTGGCCGCGTTGCTCGGTGCTCAGAACCCGCTCGACCTGTTGGCAAGTCTCGGGGGCGAGAAAGACGGCCAAAAATAGTGACAGTTTTTCCGGGAAATGGCACAGCTAAACCGGAACACTGCGGCCCATGCCTCAAGCCGCAGCACCCAACCCCACCACCCATCAGCGTGACGTGCGAGACCTGCCGGTGCAGGTGCGCGCGGCCACGCTGGTGCCCGCAACATTCAATGAAGCCGACAACACCGTAGAGGTGGTTTGGACGCAAGGCGCCACGGTTCGCCGTTACGACTACTGGGAAGGCCGGCCCTACGACGAAGCGCTCGACGTCACCGACGAAGCGGTCGACATGACCCGTTTTGACGCAGGCACCGTGCAAGTGCTGGACGGGCACCGGGTCTATGGCGGCGTCAATGCCATCCTGGGCATTGCCGAGCGGGGCTGGATCGCCGATGGAGAAGGCCGGGCGACCATCCGCCTGAGTCAGCGTCCCGAAGTGGCAGGCATCGTGGCTGACATTCGTGCCGGTGTCATCCGCGCCATCAGCTTTGGCTATAGCGTGCAGCAGTACGCCATCACCCCAGGCACGCAGCGCACTGACGGCGGCACCATCGATCTGTACCGCGCAGTGCGCTGGATGCCGCAAGAAATTTCTTTCGTGACCGTACCCGCCGACGCCGGCGCAGGCACGCGGTCCGCCCCCCAAGCCTCGCAACAGCAGGGCGCCCAGCCGGGCGGCCTGCCGTGCGAATTCGTCCGGGCAGCCGCCCATCCATCCGCAACTCAGGAGCAACGCATGCCCCAAGCAAACACGCAGGGCGACGGCGGCACCGCCGACACCCAACAAACCGCCGCTAACGCTGGCGACAACACGGCCAACCGCGCCGCACCGAACTCTGGCGCAGCGCCAGTAGTTGCCGTGGTCGGTGACGGCACCCGCGCCGCCGACGTTTTGGCTTTGTGCCAGCGACACGGCGCGACGGAACTGGCGGAGAACCTCCTGCGTCAAAATGCCACCGTTGACCAGGCCCGCGCCGCGATCCTCGACCGCATGGACGCCGCCGACCAGGGCCGGCGTGGCGGTAGCACCGTAAGCGTGCAGACCGTTCGTGACGAGCACGACACCCGCATGAGTGGCATGGAAGAAGCCATCATGAGCCGCCTGGACCCTCGCGCCCAGCTCACCGACTTGGGCCGCCAGTACCGTGGCCTGTCGCTGACCGAAATGGCGCGCGAGGCGCTGGAAGGTCTGGGTTGCTCCACGCGTGGCCTGTCTCGAAACGAGATCGCCACGCGTGCCTTTCAGGTGCGGGCCACGGGCTATCACACTACTGGCGACTTCCCCGGCCTGTTGGGCGGTGTCGGCGCGCGCCGCCTGCGCGCTGCTTATGAGCTGGCTCCCACCACATTCCAGCTGTGGGCTCGCCGTGCGCCCAACCTGCCTGATTTCCGCATCACGAACGTGCTCGCGGTGGGTGGCGCGCCTGAGTTGAAAAAGCTCAATGAGGCAGGCGAATACACGTACGGCACCATCAGTGAAGACGCCACCAGCTACCGCGCCTTCAGCTATGGCCGCGCCATCGCCATGACTCGCCAAATGTTCGTCAACGACGACCTGGGCGCGTTCGACCGACTGCTGCAGCGCTTCGGTGAGTCTGCCCGCCGTCTGGAAAACCGCTTGGTGTACGACCAGATCACCAGCAACCCGCTGATGCAGGACGGTGTTGCGCTGTTCCATGCGACCCACGGCAACCTGTTGGCCGCCACCAGCACCTTGACGCTCGAAAACATGGGCAAGGTTCGGGCGTTGATGCGCAAGCAGAAGGATCTGGACGGCAAGACTCAGCTGAACCTGGCGCCGGCCTACCTGATCGTTCCGTCCGATCTTGAGCAGGCAGCCTATCAGTTCACCAGCTCGAACTACGCTCCGGCCACTATGGCCGACGTCAATGAGTTCCGTGCTGGCGGTCGCACTGCGGTGGAGCCCATCGTGGAGCCGCTGCTGGACGAAGTCAGTGCCGCCGCCTGGTTCATGGCCGCGCGCTCCGGTCAGATTGACACCGTCGAATACGCCTATGTGGATGGCTCCGAAGGCGTGCGCACCGAGACCTTTGCCAGCGAAGACATCGACGGTGTGAAGGTTCGCGCCACTCTGGACTTTGCTGCGAAGGTCATCGACTGGCGCGGCCTGGCCAAGGCCAACGGCACGTCCTGATCACACGGGCCCGGCTGGCGCTGCGGGCGCCAGCTGCCTTCCTTAATTTACTCGGAGAGAAACCATGAAGAATTTTCGTCAAGCTGGCAACGTGCTGTCCGTGGCTGCTGCTGCGGCTGCTGTTGCCTCCGGCCAGGTCGTGGTCGTTGGCTCCCTGATCGGCGTGGCGGCAACCCCCGCCGGCATCGGTCAGCCGTATGAGCTGAATCTCGACGGCGTCTATGAGGTGCCCAAGGCGGCAGGCTCTGCGTGGACGCAGGGTCAAACGCTAATGTGGGATGCATCCGCCAGCGCTTTCGCGCCGGTGGCCACTGCCGCGACAGGCGACGTGAACGGTGCTGGCACCAGCGCGTGGGCGGTTGCTGCCTCTGCGGACACCTTGGGCCTGGTGCGCTTCGCTGGCAACCCTGGCACCGTCACCGCCTGATCGCCGCCATGACCCTTGCGCCCTTCGCCGACCGTGCTGCCCGTCTGAATCGGGCGGTGGAGGCGCACCTGTCAAACGCCACCGCCACCTTTGAGGGTGGTCAGCCGTTCGGTGTGCAGTTGGAAAAAGGCCAGACCGACGGCTTTGGCGGGGCGGGCGGGGTGGTGGACGGGCCCGAGATCACCGTATCGCTCAACGTCGCAGCCCATGCCCCTGGCCTGGCTGAAGGCGGCCAGCTGGTGATTGATGGCGTGGTTTACACCGTCGGTGTCGGCGTGCAGCCGGACTCCAGCGGCTGGGCTTCTGGCCTGGTCATTTTCCGCAGGAGCTGACGCAATGTTTCTCGCACTCGCTGGCATCGCCACGCACCTGCGCAACGTGCCGCACTTTCAGTCGTGGTCCGTTCGCGACGGGCTGACGTCAGAGCCGCGCGACGCGGTGCCGTTTGTGGATGTGCGCTTTGAGGGTGCCACCGTGGGCGATGCCAAGGGCGCTTCGTCGGTCAACGTCTCGCCTGTGGTGTCCGTGTCCATCGGCGTAGCCCGCAGCCCGGATGCTGCGGCCGATTTGCATGCGGCTTTCGCCGCAGCCATTAAGGCGCTGCATGGGTTCAAGGTGCCAGGGGCCAATGAGACGAAGGACCTGTGGACGGCTTTGATTCTGGGCCAGGTGCGAGCCCTGGATCCATTCGATTCGGTGGTGGGCTGCCAGCTCATCTTCACTCTCGGCAAACGCTTTGAGGTGGGCGCCTGTGGCGCCTGCTGATTTCACAAGGATCACATCATGAAGAAGCAACAAACGAAAACGGTCGAGCTGCGCAAGCAACACGAACACGCAGGCCGTACCTACCCCAAGGGTGCGGAACTCACGCTGCCCGAAGGTAAGGCCGATTGGCTCATCGGCACCAGGGTGGCCAAAGAGGTGGGGGCCGATTCCAAGGCGGACAGCCAGGCCGACGCCGGCAACGCTACCGCCTGAACCCGCCAGCCCATCCCACAACTCAACAGGAGCACGCAATGGAAAAGATGATTTGGGCCGGCCAAGGCCCCGTCGAGATCGGCATTTATGACCGCGTGAATGGTCGGGCTGCCATGGCCTACCTGACCAAGCTGCGCGAGGTCGGCTGTAGTACTCGCACGTTGACCATGAGCCTCACCCAGGAAAAGAAGCCCATTAAGGAAACCTGCTCAGGCAATAAGCTGACGCTGGCGACGATTCCCGGTGCCAAGACGATGAACGTATCGCTCGAGCTGGTGGAGTTCAACGGCCCCATGTTCGCGGCGGCGCTGTTCTCGCAGCTGGCTGAGAACGACGATGGCACCGTGACCGCTGAGCAGTTCGCCACGCTGTCGGTGGGTGACACTTTCTTTCTGAAGCACCCCAACGCCAGCAGCATCGTGTTGGAAGACAGCACCGCCACGCCCGTCACGCTGATCGAGGGCACGCACTACGAGATCCTGAGCGCCGCTCACGGCACCGCCCGGCTGTTGTCGGTTGCGGGCATCGCGCAGCCGATATTTGCCGACTATGCCTACGGCGCATACGAAAGCATGGCCGCGTTCTCGCAGCCCAGCACCGTCGAGCGCGGGATGGTGTTTAGCGGAATCAACCATGACGGCCGAAAGGCTCGGCTGATTGTTCCGCGCCTGGACCTCGCTATGGACGGCGATTTCTCGTGGATTCAGGATGAAGAGGCCTCTCTCACCTTCAGCGGCGAGGCCTTGTACGTGCCCGAGCTGGCGGGCGATCCGCTCTATGGGTCCTTCGCCCGGGTTGACTGGCTGGCCGCCCCGTAACCCACCCCCACCAACGCCAGCGCCGTAGGCGCTGAGCGCCTCCAAGTGCCGCCCCAAAAGGCGGCAGTTGAAGCCGCTGCATTGCCTGAACCCTTCACACATCACCGCCCACCATGGCCTTCAAGCCCATTGAGATCCTGATCAACGCTAAAGACGGTGCAAGCGCCGTGTTTGCGAACGTCCGGAGCGGGCTGTCCTCAATCGGTGACCTTGCAAGCAGTCTGGCGGGGCGTCTTGCTGCAGTTTTCGCCATTGGCAACATGGCGCAGGCAGCAGCGGATATCGAGACACTGCAAGCTGGTCTGAAAGCGGTGAGCGGCAGCGCCGAGCAGGCTGGTAAGGACATGGAATTCGTCCGCCGCATGGCGAGTGTGGCCGGGGTGGATGTGGTCGAGACGGGGCGCGCGTTCCTGAGCCTGAGCGCTGCTACCAAGGGCACCGCCGTCGAAGGCGCGGCCACCCGGCAGGTCTTCGAGGCTGTGACAGTTGCCATGGCGCGCGCTGGTAAGGGCAGTGCCGAGACCAGCAACGCCCTGCAGGCCCTGGCGCAGATGGCCGGCAAGGGACAGGTGCAGATGGAAGAGCTCCGTGGCCAGCTTGGCGAGGCGCTGCCGGGCGCCCTGAATGCTGCCGCTGCCGGGCTGGGCGTTACCACCAAGGAATTGTCCGAGCTCGTGGAGCAGGGAAAGATCACTGCAGAAGACCTGTTCCCGGCGCTGGCCAAAGGCCTGAATGATCTGTATGGCTCGACTGGCGGCGCTCAAACTCTGGCGCAGGAGTTTGCAAACGTCAAGAATGCATTTACGGACATGGCGTCCAGCATTGGCGATGCCGGCGGGTTGTCTGCGCTGAAGACCGGGGCTGAGATTGCGCAGGCTGGCCTGGTGCTGCTGGATCACACTGTGGTGTCGCTGGGCAAGAGTATCGGCATCCTGATTGCTGCTGTTGCCAACTGGGACTTTTCGGGGCTGCAACAATCCTTTGCTGACCTCGAGGCAGAAGGCCGCGACAAGCTGCTGAAGGCCGCCTCGCACAATGAAACGCTCCGCGCCGCCTTGAATCAGACGTCAGATGCGGCGCTGAAGATGGCGCTTGCCCAGCAACAAGCAGGCGATGCCGCCAGCCAGGCCGGCGCCAAGGCAGGCGCATCTGCCGATTCGTGGATCAAGCTCAATGTCGGTTACGGCCAGGTTCTGGTGAGCTTGCGCGACCAGATCGCCGCAGCAGAGAAAGCGGTAGCCGCTCGTGAAGCTGAAGGGAAGGCGTCGGTGGCCCTGGCCGCAGCGTTCGGTACCGAGGCCGAAAAGCGTGCCGCGCAAGCCGCTGCGGCCGAGGCTGAGGCGGTAGCCCTCGACAACCTGTCACAGCTGCGCCAGACCGAGCTGGCCACCATGCAGGCGCAACTTGCTGCACTGAAGCAGGAGGCGGTCGAAAAGGGCAAGATCAGCAATGAGCGCTCGAAAGAGCTGGCCGAGCTCGAAAAGCAGATTGCCCTGCGGCAGCAAGACACCGACAAAGCAGTGGCCCAAGCCCAGGCCGCGCGCCTGGTGGCCGAGCAGTCCAAGGCCCAGGCCGAAGCGTTGAGCGACAACTCTGCGCGCGTGGCTGAGCTGGGAGCCGCATGGGCCTCTGCCCGTGCGGAGCTCAACAGCATGGTCGTGGCGCAGGCTGGCGGCATGGCCTCGCTCAAGCAGGTGGAGCAGGCCGAGCTGGCTGCAGGTCGCGCCGCGCTGCTGTATCGGGATGCCCTGTCAGACCAGCTCAAGGCCATCAAAGCCAAAGCCGATGCGCAGCGCGCCAGCCTGGACCTGGAAGCTGCTTCTGTGCAGCTCGCCATGGCCCAGCAGCGCGCGGTGTATGAACTGGCGCGGGCTAGAGGGGACGAAGCGGGTGCTATCCGCGCCGCCAACGAACTGCGCAAGCTGGAGATCCAGCTGGCTGAGCTGTCGGCGCGTGCGAAGCGCGCAGAGGGCGAGGCGGCGCTGGCTGCTGTGGCGGCCAAGCGGGCAGAGCTGATCGCATCCGGCCAATTGACCGATGTGAAGCGTCTGGAGCTGGACGCGGCCGAGAAGTCCGCGCAGGTCAAGATCAAAGAGGCGCAGATCGCCGAGGCCACCGCAAAGGGCTTGAAGGACTTGGCTGACGTTCACCGATCGCTGGGTTTTGAGGCCGGACGCGCTGTCAGTGGGCTGGAGTCCGTGACGTCTGCCCTGGGGCGTCAACGTGTGGCGCTGGCCGATCAATCAGACGCCATGGCAGAAATGCTCATGCGCTTCACCATGACCGCGAATATGAGCGAGCGTCAAATAGCACTGATCGAGCGCGAAACCGCTGCTATCGAGCGCCAGAACGAAGCCCGCAACAAGCGCCTGAACATCGACAAAGAGGGCTACTCCCTCAACACCGCCGGCGAGCGCGTGCTGGCTGGCGAGACGAAAGAGAACGTCGACAAAGACATTGCCGAGCGTTACGGCAAGGACAACGTCGACAACCCTGATGCCCAGCGGGCCCGCCAGCTGGCCACCATGCTCAAGCTCATGGCCCAGATCGGCGGCAACGTCTCCGACCAGGGCAGTAGCAATGAGATCGCCGCCATGCGCCGCGAGCTGCAAGAGCTTGAGGCCCGACTGCTCAATGGCGTCGGCGGATCGTCCAGCACCAGCTCATCCAGCAGCAGGCCTGCCGCGCCCACCACTGCCACCACCAGCAGCAGCGGCTCCAGCGGCCGGGGCGGCGGTAGCGGCATGTCCACGGGCATCACGATCAACGTGTACCCCGGTGCGGACCTGTCCAACCGTGCCGACGCTGAGCGCATGGCCCGCCAGCTGATTCCCGTTATCGAAAACCTGAACCGCCGGGGCATGCGCTCCTGATCGCCATGGCTGCTACCCCCTACACCCGCACCCGCATCCTCGGCAACGCGCACAACAAGGTGCGCGCGGCTGCCATCACGGCTTCCACCCAGCGCGCCAGCACCACGGTGCACCTGCTGGCGCAGAACCGCGCGGGCAATGGATCCGTGGGCCTGTCGGGCGCCTACACCGGCGGCGCCGACACGGTGGTGGACGTTGAGGTGCTGGGCGGGCCAGACGGCGCGCTGCGCGCCTCCAGCCCGGTGCTGCAGGGCGTGGGCAATGGCACGCTGGAGGTGCAGGGCATCGACGTGGGCGCCGTGCCGCAGACCCTGCGGTTCTCGCTGCTGGACGCTGGCAAGGCCTCCACCCCCGCGCTGCTGGACTTCTTCGGCGTGCAGCTGGCCGCCCGCGCGCCTGGTGTCGTTGGCAACAGCATCGAGCTGTCAGTCACCCGCAGCCTGGTCTACACCGATCTGCCTTACGCCACGCTGCAGAGCATCCCTGTGGGGTCCACCGCCTTCGAGGGCGCTCAGTTCGATTGGGGCCAACCCGCCGGCAACGGTGCCGAGGTGCCCCCGGGCGCCCTGCGCATCGCCTTCGCCGGCATCCCCCAGGTGTTGCGCGCCTGGAAGATCTGGGAAAAAGGCCGCTTCAGCTACCGCCTGGATCCGGCCGTGGCGTACGAGGTGCCCGAAAACACCCGCGTGCGCGCGGTGGCCGGCAACTACACGCTGACCGTGACCGACGGCACCGACACCGAGACCTACACCGCGGTCACGATGTTCGACTTCCTGAGCCAGGTGCAGGCCCGCAGCGCGCTGCTGCAGGTGCTGGGCGTGGTGGCGGAAGACCGCGCACCAGGTGGCCAGGCTGTCACCGACATTCCGCTGCGCACCGACGCGCACGCGCTGCCGGTGATCGCGTCCGTTCGCCGCTCGCAGTCCATGGTGGTCGGCGACGTGTCGCCCACGGCGCCCACCGAGAACATCGTGGTCACCAACGAAGGCCGGGCCACCGGCGGCGCCCAGTACTGGAGCGTGCGCGGTGGGGTCAGCGGCCAGTTGCCGCCCGCCTTCACGGGCGTGCCGTACACGGCTGGGCCCGTGGGTTTCACCATCCCCACGCCCATCAGCAGCGTCAGCTCGCAGGCGTCAATTCAATCCCGCTTCGTGCCCACCACCCGCAACACGGGTGAGGGGCTCCCCGCCATCTGCTTCAAGCCGCAGATCCTCGGCATCGCCGCGACCGACAAGGAGGTCACTTTTGTCTACAAGAAACGCCCCCCGGCTGATTGCAGCTGCGCGCAACTGCCCGCGCTGCCCGTCAGCCTTCAATGCCTGGGCCTGTTGCCCGAAGACGAGGGAGCCATGCACGCTGACGTAAAAAGCCGTCTGCTGGACCTGATGCAGTGGCGCGCCGAGTTCCTGGGCTCCAACATCGCCCTGGCACCTGACAACGACGGGGTGCACCCTGACGCTGCCGTGGTGCAGATGGACGCCAACGACGTGGCGCTGGTGAATGCCGTGGTGCAGAACTGCCAGGACGCGCTGCTGGAGGTCTTTGAAGACACCGACGCGCTCACCGAATGGGATGCTGTTGTGGTGGAGCTGAAGGCGGAATTCCTGCCCTTCGCGGACCTGTCGAACGCGGGTCTCACCGAGACCCCGGGTTTCGACGCGGCCCTGCTCAGGAAGTACAGCGCAGCGATGGACGTGTGCCGAGTGCACGCGGGCATCCTCCCAAAATCTGACGCCAGCGGTGCACAGGGGAGTCCCTGCTGGCGTGACCCTGGAGGCGCGTTCCTGTGGGAACACTCCGAGGGTATCTATCTCCCCATGTTCACAAACCAGCCCTATGTCAGCGTCATCCGCGACGTGGAGGGCAAGATCGTGAGCACCCAAGAGTTCGGCATCGGCCTGGTCACTCAGTGCGAGCACCGCCTGAAGGTGGGCGACCAGATCATCATCCGTATCTCCAACACCCACAACCAGGCAGCCTGGTCCGAGGGTGACAAATTCACCATTCCGGTCATCGCCGCCGGCAGCGCGCCGCTGACGGGTGGCACGGACGGCAGCCCTGTGCAGACCTGGACGGCGCGCAGCTCCGTGCTGGGTGCGCTGGCCGACTGGCTGTATGACCCCGCTTCACCGGCCGCATACACCGCAGGCCCGGCCGACGTGGCGCTGCTGCCTGGTGGCATCCCCTTCGAGGTGGGCGACACCCTGGCGTTCGACATTGAGGGCGGCGAGCTGCGGTGGCGCCGCGACGGCGGGGCCTGGTCCACCGCCGACCTGTATGGCCCGCCGCTGGACCTGGGCGACGGCCTCTTGCTGACCGCCGCGGCCGGGCCCGCTCCGTCTTTCCTGCCAGCCGATGCGTGGCAGTTCAGGGCCGTGGCCACCTACGGCACCGACCGCCTGCGCCAGCCGCGCGTGGGCCGCGCATTTGCGTGGGATGGCCCTGTGGCCACGCTCGATATCGACCTGGGCGCCGCCGTGCCGGTCGAGGCGGTCATGCTGGCCCTGCATGACATCGCGCCAGGCGCTGCCGTCACCGTGTCCGGTGGCCTGGCTGCGCCCACTGAGTGGAGCCAGCCGCTGGTGCTGCACCCTGTGCTGGCCCTCACCCAGGTGGATGCGGCCCACAGCACCGCCGTGCGTTACCTGCGCGTGGCGATCACCGGCGCCGGGGCGGGCGGCTCCATCGGCTGGCTGTGGGCCGGGGTAGGGTGGCAGCCCACCGTCACCCCTCGCATGACCCGCTCGCGCACCTGGGCGCTGTCCCGGGGCACGGGCATCAACGCCAGCGCGCTGTATCGCGGCGCCGGTGTGGCTGGCAGCTGGTCGTGGAACCTGGATGGCGAAGAGGCTGCGCTGCTGGCCGACAGCTACGCCGAGCTTTTCGAGCTGCTGGACCACGCTGCGCGGCAGGGTGCCGAAGCCCTGGCCATGGTGCCGGACCTCGACAGCCCGGGCAACGCATCGCTGTGCACGATCGACAGCGAGCAGATTGAGGCCAGCGACGACACCGATTGGCAGTCCACCGCCACCCGCGCCGTGTCTCTGTCTCTGCCCCTGCGGCCCGTGATGGTGTGAGCATGCTGTTCGAACTGACCATCTTCACCGTGCCGCCCCTGGTGTTTGAGGGCGCTGCAGTCGCATCCGTGGGCGCATCCAACGCTTCCATCAATGGCGAGCTGCCGAACATGCCCGTCACTCTGGACAACGCCCGGGGCGAGCTCACCCAGGTGCTGGCCGCTGCCAACTTGCTGCGCCACCGCGCCGAGCTGCGCCAGGACGGAGTGCTGGTATTTGCCGGTGCGGTGCAGGCCGTCGCCCTGGGCGCGTCCGTCGTGCTGGATCTGGAGTCTTGACCATGGCCGCACCCCTCCTGTACTCCGACAAGCTCCCCCTGCGCCGGGTGGAGGATCTGCCCCTGTACCGCACCGAGGCCGCGGGCCGCATGCTGCCCTGGGTTTTTGGCCGCGCCACGGTCAACCCCGTGCCGCTGGACCTGCTGGGCGCCGAGTGGCTGGTGGCCGACCATCCCATTGCGGGCATTGATCGCGTCACCGTAGGCGGCCTGCCCACCGAGGGCTGGCAGCTGGTGCAGCAGCTCGACGCTACCGACCGGCCTATCTCCGTGCTGCGCCTGGCGCAGCCCACCACCGCCCTGGCCGTGGCCGTCACGGTGGCGGGCCGCCGTCACCCGGACACGGGCGAGCTGCTGGCCACCCCCGCCGCCATCGTGCGCGAGCTGCTGCGCCTGTGCGGCCACACCGAGCCGCGCGACGCCTGGGCGGGCCTCGATGCCGATTACGGCCAGACCACGCTGGGCATTGTGTTCGGCGATGAGGTTGCGCTGCGCGAGGCCATTGCGGCCGTCGTGGAGCCGCTGGGCGCCATGTGGCGCCCGGGCTGGGCCACACGCCGCGCGCCGGGCCTGCCAGCCGCCACCCTGGATCCTTCGGTTGTGGAGACCATCACCGCCCGGGCAGACAACACCAGGTTGTTCACCACCGCCCGCGTCACGTACGCCTACGACTGGGCCGCCGGTGCTGCCCGGGCGTCCATGAACCTGGCTGCGCCCCAGGCCGTCAACGTGTGGGGCGACCTGCCTATGCAGATCGATCTGCCCGCCGTGCGCACAGCCCGCGATGCGCTGGCCATCGCCTCGGCCCGTCTGGCCGATGCCGCCCGGGCCCGCTGGGTGCTGGATGCCAGCGACGTGTCCGACCGCGTGGGCGAACTACTGGTGGGCATGACCGTGCAGGTGTCGCACCCGCACGTGCCTGCTGGCCTGGCCGTGCTGACGTCCGTCACGCTCGACCGGGAGCGGGGCGCCTACACGCTCAAGGCCGAGATGCATTCGACCAGCGCCCCGCGCGTGGACCTGGTACGCCGCGGCTCTGCCCTCGTGCCCTCGCCAACGCAGGCCGCGCCGATCACCTACCGCGACGGGGTGGCCACCTTCACCATCCTCGATGACCTGGGCCAGCCCATGGCGGGCGCTGCCGTCACGCTGGATGGCCTCGTCACTGCCAACACCAACCCACTGGGGCAAGTGCAGTTCCGCACGCCGCGCGGTGCCCACACGCTCACCGTACGCATGCCAGGCTTCGCGCCACTGCAGCTGGAGGTTGTTGTATGACCATCGTGCAGACCTCGCCCAACCTAGGCTTGACCGTGCGCATGCAGCGCCTCGCCGCGCCGGCGCCCGCCGCCAGCGGCGGGGGCGGCGTGGTGCCATCGGGTGACGTTGTGTGCACCGGCTGGCTGGTGCCTGAGCTGGCCGCCGCGCCCGAGGTGGCGCTGACCGTTACCCCCCTGGGTGATGACCGCACGGAGATCTTCAGCGACTACTACGACGAAGACACCAGCATCGACTACAGCGGGCTGAAGTCTTCCATCTGGGTGGGCGTGCCCGTCGCGGCCGATGGGCTCGACCGCGCCCGGCCCGTACCCGGCGCGGGGTTCATCTGCGAAGAACTCACCATCGACACCACGTACTACAAGCTTTTCCCGGGCCGGTGCTTCATGGCGCTGGCCACCGGCGGCACATGGACGGTGGAGTGGGATTCAGCGCCAGGTGATCCGGGCGTGGCCGCTTCCGGGCACCGCGCTATCGCCTACGGCGGCACGTTGGTGGTCGAGACCAAGAACACCGATACCGGTTCGACCGCCGTCGAAACGCTCACCGCCCGGGCATTCTCCGGCGCGGACCAGATCGCCGTGCTGCTGCTGACCACGCAACGCATTGCCGCATGAAGGCCTATCCATGACTTGCCAAAGCCCAAGCTTCAACCACACGCGCGGCGCCAGTTTTCAGCTGATGGCGCGCATCCCCTCGCGCTTTGCCGACGGGCACTTTTCCACCTGGGTGCCCACCTCGCAGGTGGTCACCGACAAGGATGCGCCCGTCGCCACGCTTGATGTCGAGTGGGAAGACCCCGCCACCGCCCGCGTGCTCGTGCTACGCAGCCTCAATACCGATGCCTGGCCCATCGGCCCCGCGCGGTTCGATGTGCGGCTGACGGCCCCTGACGGCTTTGTGCTGCTCACCACCGCCGTGCACTTCCACATCGTCAAGGGGGCCACCGGTGCCTGAAACCATCGAGCTCGAGCTGCTGCTGCCGGATGTGCTGGCGCTGCGCGTGGTGCTGCCGCCCGATGTGCTGCCGGCGGACATCGCGGCGGTCATCGCTGGCAAGCCCGGGCCGCCAGGCGGTAGCACCTACGTGCACACGCAGACCGTGGCGGCTGCCGTGTGGACCGTGGCTCACAACCTGGGCCGCCGCCCGTCGGTGGCCGTCACCGACCACCTGGGCAACCTGGTGCTGGCTGATGTCCGCTATCTCGATGACGACCTGGTGCAGGTCGCCCACAGCACCGCAATCACTGGTTTCGCTTACTGCAACTGACTGAGGACCGACCATCATGAAAATCACCAACAACCTCGACGCCAACGGCAACAAGATCGTCAACATGGGGGATGGCACCAGCCCACAGGACGCCGTCACCAAGGCGCAGCTGGATGCCGCTGTGCAGGGCTGGAAGTGGAAGGAGCCCGTGCGGGCTGCCACCACGGCCAACATCACCCTGTCCGGCGCGCAGACTATCGACGGCGTCAGCGTGATCGCTGGCGACCGGGTGCTGGTCAAGAGCCAATCCGCCGGCTCTGCCAACGGCATCTACGTAGCCGCGGCCGGCGCCTGGTCGCGCGCGGCTGACTTCGATGCCGCCAGCGAGGTCGTGGGCGCCGCGGTGTTCGTGTCCGAAGGCACTGCCAATGGCAACAGCCAGTGGAACATGACCACGGATGGCCCGGTCACCATCGGCACCACGGCCCTGGTGTGGGCCCAGGTGGGCGGGGGCACCAGCTACACCGCGGGCAACGGCATCGGCATCTCTGGCGGCGTCATCTCCGTCGATGCCGCAGTGGTCACGCGCAAGTACGCGGCGAACGTGGGCGATGGTTCGGCCACCACCATCACCGTGACCCACAACCTGAACACCCTCGACGTGACGGTGACTGTGCGCGAGGTATCCGGGGGCGCGCAGGTGCTGGTGGACAACGTCGCGAACGGCGTGAACACCGTGCAGCTCACGTTCGGGACGGCGCCAAGCTCCGGCCAGTACCGCGCCATCGTGCAAGGCTGAGCATGCGCATTCTGGGTGCATCCAAGTCCACGCCGGTCGATGGTGATGGCCTGTTCCTTGAGGACAGTGCGGCATCTGGCGCGCTCAAAAGGCTCACTTGGGCCAACCTCAAAGCCACGCTGCAGGCATGGCTGGTTGCGCAGGCGAACTCCTGGACCGGCCAGCAGACTGTGAAAGAGGTGGTGGAGACTGTGGTGGCGATCACCGACGGCGGCAGCGTGAACATAACACCTGCCAACGGCAGCATCCAGACCTGGACGCTGGGTGCGAATCGCACGCCGACGGCCACCGGCTGGAACGCGGGCACGGGCATGACGCTGATGGTCGACGACGGCACGGCCTACACCATCACCTGGTCCACCATCGGCGTGACTTGGCTCACCGCGGACGGCAACGCCCCCACGCTCAGGACCACCGGCTTCACAGTCATCGTGCTGTGGAAGGTGGGCTCCACCGTCTACGGGAAGTGACCATGCTGCTCTGGCAAAAACTCCTTGCGCAACAGGTGGCCGCTGCGGTTGCTTATCGGTACTGGCGCATCTATGTGACCCTGACCGATGCAGGTGGTGGTTCAGGTGGTGTGCAGATCAATGAGGTTGAGCTGCGTGCCACCGTAGGCGGGCCCGACCTTACATCGCCAAGCACTCCCTCCTTGGCGTCATCAACCCTGGCCCCTGGCTATGGCCCCACCCAGATGGTGAACAACTTCTTGCTCGGGGCACCATGGGCTAGTACCGGAACACCGTCTACGGGATCACCGGAATGGGCTCGCTTCGACCTGGGAACGCCCCAGGTCGTGAGGGAGGTTGCCCTTCATCCTTCAGGCAAACCAGACGAGGAGGGGAGCAGCATCGGCAGTGTCATTTATGCGCCAAGAAATTTCATCATCCAGGGGGCTAACGATGGCACCAATTTCACGGATGTGAAGGCCTTCACCGGCCAAACAGCTTGGTCGAACACAGCTTTCAGGAGCTTCGCTCTATGAGGTACGTCCACACCACCACGCTCGCCGTTGCGACGCTTGATGAACTCCGCCGCGCGCACCCGCAGGTGTCGATGCCAGCAGAAGGTGCTGACCTGTCGGACCTTGGGTATCAGCCGTTGCTGGAAACGCCGGCCACCGTGCCCCCGACAGGCTTCAAAACCGTGCAGATCGCGCCTGTCTTCTCTGGTGGCGCATGGCGCACGGCCTGGGCGGTCGTGCCTCTGACCGCTGCGGATTTTGCCGAGCGCACGGCCACGGCCTGGGCGGCGATCAAAGCCGAGCGCGATCGCCGCGCAGCAATGGGCGTGAAGGTCGGCGCGCACTGGTTCCACAGCGATGAGAAAAGCCGCATCCAGCAGCTCGGCCTGGTGTTGCTGGGCCAGGCCGTGCCCGCGGGCCTGCAGTGGAAAACGCTCACCTTCGGCCCGTCGCCCGTCTTCGTGCCGATGACGCCCGCGCTCGCGGTGGGCATCGTGCAATCCACCGCTGCCAGCGACACAGCCATCTTCACCGCGGCGGAGATCCACCGCATGACCATGCAGGCCAGCCCAGACCCGGGCGCCTACGACTTCACCGCGGGCTGGCCCGCATCCATCGAGGACGAAGCACATGACGCAGGATTCCAATTCGACAGCGCCAACGCGGCATGAGCGCGTGGGCGCCCTGGCCCGTGCCTACGGTGAGCAGGTCTTCATCGCCGTCGACCAGCTCGCCAACGCGTTGATCCCGCCCCTGGATGGCACGGTCAGCTATGCCGATGAAACACTCAGCGCCCGGTGCTACCGGGCCCACCGCGACGGCAAAGTGTTCGGGCGCCTGTTCATGCGGCCCATCAACCTGCTGTTCTTCTGGCAGGGGCCAGACCACTGCATGCACGCGTACACGAAGGAGTTCGCGCGCAAGAACTACCCCACCGAGTACCACCCGCCGAATGAGCCGCGCTACACCTCGCGCAGCGGTGGGCAGGGCGCAGCGTCGCCCGAGTAATCGACACCACACCAACAACACCAGAGAGGGACATCAGTGATGCAAGACGATTTTGGAAACGCCGTGGCGCCGCCCGCGGGCATCGGCATCAGCGCCCGGCTCGACGCGGGCGACCAGCGCATGGGCCGCATCGAGGGCGACGTGGCCGCCGTGCGCGAAGAGCTGGCCGCCAACACCGAGGCCACGCGCCAGGTGGCGGCCAACACGGCCGACCTGGTGGAGTTCTTCCAGGCGGTGCAGGGCGCGTTCAAGGTCTTGAACTGGATCGGCAAGGTGGCCAAGCCAGTCGGCGCCATCGCCACAGCAACAGCCGCAGCCATCGGGGTGTGGTCAGCAGTGAAAGGATTTTTCCGATGAAAGAAGCCATCCGCAAGCGGCTCATCCAGGCCGCCCTTGCCATCACCATGGGCGCCGCCGGCGTCGCCACCTACCAGGCCCAGCAGCCCAGCGCTGAGGTGCTGCTGGCCATGGAGCTGGGCGCGCACTTTGAGAGCAGTGGCCGGCACATCGGCACGCCCTATGTCGACAAGCTCGGCAAGGGCCAGCCGCTGACCGTGTGCAACGGCGTCACCGGTCCCGAGGTGGTGCCCGGCACGTACTACACGCCCGACGATTGCCACCGCCTCGAGCTGCCCAAGTACCTCGACGCCGAGCGTCGCGCCAAGGCCGCGCTGAAGCACTGGGGCACGTACAACGTCTGGGTACGCGCCAGCATCATTGACATGGTCTACAACCTGGGCCCGTCGGTGCTGGACGGCACGACCCTGGTGCGCCTGGGCAATGCGGGCGACTTGGTGGGCATGTGCCAGCAGATGCCGCGCTGGGTGCGCGGGACCGTCAACGGCCAGTCCACCGTGCTGCCCGGCCTGGTCGACCGCCGCGGCACCACGCGCGAGCTGTGCGCGGAGTGGGGCAGGGATGGGCATTTCAGCGCAGGGTTGATTGCGGAGGCGCGCCCATGATCCCGCTGCTTACTACGCACCTCATCGCCGCAGCTGTCGCGGCCACCGTGGGCTTCGGCGCCGCCTGGTGGAGCCAGAGCAACCGCTACGGCCTGGAAATCGAGAAGCTCAAGCACCAGGCCACCAGCAACCAGCTGGCCGGCGCCAACCAGGCTGTGAAGGACATGGCCGGATTCCAGAAAGGACTGAACGATGCACTCGCCAATTTTCAAGCGACGGGCCAGCGCAACGCCGCTGCGCAGCAAGATCTCGACCGCAGCCTGCGTGAGCTGCGCACTTCTACTGCAGGCCTGCGGGGCGACTTTGCCGGCCTGCCAGCCCGCATCGAGCGAGCTGCCCAGCCCGCCCTCGCCGAGTACGCCGCAGCCTGCACAGCCGTATTCGAAGACCTGGCAGCTGCAGGTGGACGACTGGCGGAACGTGGTGGAGAGCTCGCGCGCAAAGCTGAAGGGCACGCTGCTGATGCGGGATTAACGCAGCTTGCCTGGCCTGGTCCTCCCGCAAAGTAGTTAATTAGCTGCAGATATGTCTCCTGCCAAGCGAATCAGTTTCACATATTTTTTAATATTCAAATAGCTCTTGCCGCTACTGTCATTCAACATACCTTCCAACATAGATTGAGGATAGTCATAAAGATTGGAGTTTCGAAATTGTTCGCGAACTTTTTCTATTGGGTTGAAAGCGTTGTTGTGATAAAAATTTAATATCTCACTTAACGAGTATTGTTTATCCCTCAGGCTTCCATTGGAGTCGTGATATTTTGTTTTGAAATTGATTGTGATTAGCTTATCAGTGGGGAATTTGCCGAGGCGACCGTCTAATATTCCATCAATGTCTTGAGGTGATTTGTGTGCCAAGGCGGCAAGTGCGAAAATGTATGTTAGATATACATTTTCATTATCCGGTATCGAGGCAATCGCCCCCTCCGCTTGTGTGAAAACTTGTTTCTGACTTCTTAGGTCTAGTTCAAAAGTATTTGCAATATAGGAAAAAATATCGCGCGGCTCTACAATTTGTTTTCTGCCATGCACGTCCAGTGTTTCGAGTCCGGTAATTAAATTAGGTCTAAGTAAAAAGGAACTGTTGTCGTGCAAATTGCGTGCGTGAGCCAGATTGTCTGGAGCTGGCAATTTGTATTCAAAATCGAAAAACCTTTTTAGGTAGTTTTGCCCATCAAACCCCGCTCCATAAACTGATTTTATTGAATGCGATAGCTGAGTTAAATTCGTACTTATAATAAAGCAGACGCCTCGTGCGTTCAAAACATGCTTTATTCCTTCGAGCAATCGAATCGCATAGCTTGGCCTGCAACGGTCCAATTCATCAATAAAAATGTATATGGGAAGATTGATTTCATTTGTGCTTTCTAGATATGAAGCGAGCCGTTCAAGCTCAGAAATGAAATCAGCGATCGCCATTTTTTGACTGGTGTGACTCTTTAGTACACCATTGAAAAAATTTTCAATTGCTTTGTCGGTAATTTTTTTCTGCTCTTTTATTTCGATACTTGCATCGGCATCTTCCATTAGAATGCTTTGGACTTGTTCCGCGCCTTCTAACGTCATATACCTCGTTGCCAGTCCCTTGCCTAGTTGCTTCAATGCTGGAAAGATGGCTTTGCGGCTGTTTGATACTACCTTTTTGGCTTGCGCTAGAAGTTTCTTTTTTGATTCTTCGCTCAATGCAGGTATTTCATCAATGAACGGTTTGAGAGTTGAATTCAACTCAGCCATGAAGCCGATTAACGGATCGTCGCTAAGATCATTTTTCCAGGCATCAAATCGTATAACTGCGTGTTGTTGATTTTCGATGTCTTTGCTCCAGCGCTCTACAAAGAATGATTTTCCTGTGCCCCAACCTCCATCCAATGCAAACGTGAGGGATGCGCTTTTTGGGGACGCCGCAATCGCCTTGTACTTAGCCTGAACAAGCTTGTAGAGAAAGTTGCCAGATGCTTCCCTCTTCATGAGGTCGTCACCCCAATGGTCCTTATTCATAATCTCCCTTATCGTGCACTAATTACTTGACCGCCATCGGCAAGGTTCCGCATAAAGTTAGCTTACAACCTAAGCCCGCGCAATAGGCACATCCTCCCACCGTGTCGTGTACTGCGGCGTGCGCCTCTCCTGCTTCATTCCCCACACCTTTTCGGCCTTGTTGCTGCCACCAGTAGCGGCTGAGTGCACGGTCCCCTTGCCGTAACGCGTGTTGAGTGCGTCAATGGTCTCGAACAGCTTGCTGCGGTCCCGGTGGTCCTCGTCTTCCAGATCCAGCTCGCCCTGCAGCACGTTGCCAGGCATCAGGTCCAGCAGCATCACCCCGGCCTTCGCCATCCGATAGCCTGGCTCGTACATCCGCCGCATGCCGGCGGCCGCCGCCCATACGAGGTTCCCTGTGTCCGCCGTGGGCCTGCGCAGCGGCACCACAACCGACTTGTTGAACCGCGGCCCGTCGCGGAACGGTGAGGTGTGGCAGAAAACGAGCAACTGGCTGGCCAGGCTGTCCTGCTTGCGCAGCTTTTCCGCGGCCCGACTCGCAAACTCACTCACGGCCTCGACCAGCGGGGGGAGATCCGTCACGGTGCTACCGAATGATCGAGTGCATGCAATTTCTTTCTTGGGGTCCGGCGCATCGTCCAGCTGCATGCATTGCATGCCTTGCAGCTCGCGCACTGTGCGCTCCAGCACGACGCTCCAGCGCCGGCGCACGGTGGCCGGGTCCATGCGCACAAGGTCCAGCACTGTGTGGATGCCGCCTGCGTGCAACTGCGCGCCGATCTTGCGGCCCACGCCCCACACTTCTTCCACCAGCGTCGCGGCCAGCACGTCGTCGAAGTCCTGCGCGGGCAGGGCGGCCAGGTTGCAGACCTGGGCCAGTTCGCTGGGGTAGCTACCGGGCTTGCGCTCGGCCGTCTTGGCGATGTGGTTGGCCAGCTTGGCCAGGGTCATCGTGGGCGCAATGCCCACCCCACAGGGTATGCCCACCCACCTGTCGATGCGGTCGCGGATGGCCTGTGATCGCCGGGTCAGATCGCCCCGCATGCCCTCCAGCCCGATGAAGCTTTCATCGATCGAGTAAATCTCCTGCGTGGGCCCGAGGCCTGCGGCCAGGCTCATCATCCGGTTGCTCATGTCACCGTACAGAGTGAAGTTCGCGCTCAGGGCCACCAGGCCGTGCGTGTCTTCCATGTGCTGGATCTGGAACCACGGCGCACCCATCTTGATGCCCAGCGCCTTGGCTTCATTGGACCGCGCGATTGCGCACCCATCGTTGTTGCTCAGCACCACCACGGGCCGGCCGTTCAGTGACGGCCGGAACACCCGTTCACACGAAACGTAGAAGTTGTTCCCATCGACCAAGGCATACATGGCAGTGCACTCGCTGGCGCCCTCGGTTAGCTGGTCGGGAAAATCTTCACGCATCCACGCACCACGCCCCACACGTCAATCGTCTGGCTGTCGCGGGGGATGATGTCCGGATACGTGGGATTGGCCGCGCGCAGCTTGATGCGGCCTGCGCGTTGGTAGAGGTACTTCACCGTGCACTCGCCGTCCAC